ACTCTTCATTGTCGTTTGATAACATAATCTCTGTACAGAGATTACTTTGATTGATCTTAATATTCTTATCTTTATATACTTGTGGTGCTTGATTATTAGCGTTATCAGTAAAAAAGATATAAGGATAACCAGATTCAAAACGCTTCTTAATTACTAAGCCCCAGATGCGGCGTTTTTCTTTATCGCCTTCAATCATAGACTTCAACCATTCATCGGTTACGCAAACACCGATAGAAAGGTTTTGAATATCATCTCCTTCACTTCTAATCTTTAAAAACTCTTCAATATCTTTATGGTCAATAGGTAGGTACGCTGCAAATGAACCTCTACGTACATTACCTTGTGAAATATAATCTGTTAGTGATTCAAATACAGTTAACTGATGATGTACACCGGTAGACTCACCACCAGACGATATTTGTGCACCACGTGGACGTATTTTACCAAAATAAGCAGATGTACCACCACCTGCCTTTGACATAGTACCTATTTCTGAAATTTTATACAGAATAGCGTCCATATCATCGTCAATGTACGAACCAAAACAAGAAATAGGTAAACCACGTTTACGGCCAAAGTTTGACCAAATAGGGGAAGCTAATGAGTAAAAGCCTTGGTGCATGTAGCTTTCAAACTTATCTGCAAAGCCCTTTAACTTAAGATAATCTTCAGCCTTTTCAGCTACATCTCTTATACGTTGTTCGGCGGTTTCTCCGTCTAAGAGATAACCGCGTTCAAGGAATTTGCGCGCGTCGCTATTTAACCAGTAAATGTTCTTGTTACTCATTTTTATATATTATACTATACTTTTTACTAAAATAAATCTTCTTCTGAAAAGCTTTGTGACTTTTTAGAATACTCTACAGGACGGGAATGGAAGAAATCGGTCATATTGTTACCGAGTAACTCTTCATTAAACCAAGATGTATCTTTGAGAAGCTTGGAGTCTGTTTCAAATACTTCTGGAAAACTAATACCCTTGAGAGATTCATTGATACGGTCTTTTACGAATTCTTTAAGGTGATCAGCGGTTAAGCCATCTTCTTTGATACCATTAACCATCCAGTCAATAATTTTTGATTCACATTCATATGCTTCTTTTGCTTCAGCAAGAATTTTTTCAGTGAGTTCTTCGTCGAAAAGCTCTGGGTACTCGTTTCTAATTGTATTGATGATTTGCATACCAACAAGAGCATGAATATGCTCTTCGTTACGAGTATACTTAACTTGTTGATCAGTATCTTTGAGTAGGTTCTTGTTACGTGCAAACCAGTTAATAATATAAAACTGACTCATTAATGAAACGTTTTCAACAAATAGAGTGAAAAGTATAAGCGCATAAAGATACTGTTTCTTTTTATCTTTATAATAGCGATGTGTGTATTTTTTGAGATATTTTACTCTGCCTTGAATCCATTCTAGTTTAAGATTTTCTTCAAATACATCTTCAAGGCCAAGCACAGTAAGTAGTCTTTCATAAGCATTGTTATGAATAACTTCTGTGTTTGCCATTACGTAACCAAGATCTTGTAAAGCAGGGTGCGGTAAATTTTCACCAAGCTTGGCCCAAAATGTTTTTACTGCTACTTCGATCTGTCCAATAGCCGATAACGTACGAATGATAATCTCTCTTTCTTGATCATTTAACTTAACTTTAAATTGCTGTACATCTGACTTAAAACTGAACTCTTTATGAGTCCAAAAGCCATTGTGCATGGATTCGATAAATTCCTCTGTCCAAGGATAGTGATTAGGTTTGCGAGAGATTTGTTCGTCGAATATCATATGTTTAGTTACAGGGAATATTATTTACGTATTGTACAGGTTTTTACGTTTTTATCTCTAAGAAAAAAATATTTTTTATTCGCCAGTGTACTGGACGTAGTTATAAAAGAGTTAACCCTTCTTATTATAAAGTTCTAACTTTTTTACGATAAACTTTACAATTTCACTACGCACAATGTCAGCTTCTGTTAACGTAAAGACATGGATACCTTTATCTCTGCTCTCCTGATCATTAAACACGTTACACATTTTTTCGAAACCTGATTTACCATTAATATCAGACTGCATAGGGTCCCCACAGATGAAAAGTTTACTAAATTGACCTACACGAGTCATCAATGTAGTGAGCTCTCTAAACGTACTGTTTTGAGCTTCGTCCATAATAATAGCTTTAGCGTTCCAAGAAAGACCGCGAAGATATCCCGTTGGTTTACCTTCAATACGGTTTTCCTTCATAAGCATGTTAATATCTGCTTTCATTAACAACTCATCAAGCTTTTCCATTAAAGGTTCGAGATAAGGAGTTAATTTTTCATTAGCATCTCCTGGGAGATATCCCATTTTATTATCTGAACTCTCAACTATACTACGAATATATATTAAGTCAGAAACCTTTTTTAAGTTTAAAAGCTCTAGTGCTACCAATGTAGCTAAAAAGCTTTTACTACTACCAGAAGGACCTGTTAAAAACACTATTTTAGTGTTATTATCTAATGCAATTTTAAGAAAATCTTTCTGCCTGTTTGTCAAATCCGGTCTTTGTCGGATTTGCACCGGCCTTTCCAGTTTATCGGCCTGATATACTAAAATACTTTTGTCTTTAGTAGCAGGTGTGTTAATTTGACTGTTTTGAGCTAACTTCTGTTTTTGTAATCGCTTTTTTTTGCTCATGAAATTAATTTAGATTGTAAACTACGATGCTTCCAGTTTTCACGTCTCTGCTTTGCACCTTCTACGCCGTATTTTTCTTCCCATGTTTTACCTTTATGTAACATGCTAAGTTTTTCTTTAGCGGATTGGCTCATAGGTTTACCTTTTCTCCATAAACTTATTTTTTCTTTAGTTTGTTCAGACATAGGTCTTTTTTTCATACCTTTATAAGCAAGAGGTTTTCCTGCTATATTGCTTAAATTCATACACCCTGGTTGTTTATAATGCTCGTTAATATATTTTTGTTCTATTTTTGTTAATGTTTTAATGTCTTTAACCTCTTCTAATACAACACATTGCCACCCTGCAGGGTATTTGTTGTAGCAGTTTTGCATGTATTTGTTGTGGTGTGTACCGTTTTTAAGATTTCTCAGATGCATATTAAATCGTTCAGAGAAATCCTTGGTGGAACCAATATAGTAATAATTATTTGGAGAGATTATTTTGTATATACAAGAAATCTTACTCATCTGTTAATATTTACTTTAAAACCTAAATATATATATGCTATTTAATAACTTTGATGCAAGGTATGAAAGCCTTTTAAGAGAATTTACCGAGACGTTTTCTGTTGAGGGACATACCCCTACTTGGCAAAAGAAAGCTGGTAAATCACCATCTGGAGGTCTTAACCGTAAAGGCATTATGAGTTATCGTAGAGCACACCCAGGTAGTCATTTATCTATGGCTGTAACTACCAAACCAAGCAAATTAAAACCAGGTAGTAAAGCAGCTAAACGTCGTAAAAGTTTTTGTGCCCGTATGAAAGGCGTGAAGGGTCCTATGAAAAAACCTAACGGTAAACCTACACGTAAGGCTCTAGCTTTACGCAAATGGAATTGCCATTAAGATTTAAAATAGCGATCAATAATAATACCATACGCTCTGTTTAAAAGAGCTTCACTATCTTTACCAAAAGATCCACCACTGGCATGGTATAACGGGAAATCATTAATGTTGAGTTTGTTTTCTATATGCATTGTGGTGGTGACCATTAATGATTCGTAACCGGCGTTTTCCATTTTCCATTGTAAGTCTATATCTTCTCCATAACCTGGACTAAAAATTTCATCTAAATAACCGAACTTCTCTACAAGTTCTTTTTTTAACCCGACATTAAAGAACGGGAAAAACGGTCTACTATTTAACCACACCTGTGCAATACCTGTGATTGCTAGCTTAGGGTTACCTCTAAGAGGTTGTATCATTCTGTTTACCCAGCTATGTTTTTCTTGAGGTAACAGTACAACATCAGTATTCAATAATATCAAATACGGTGTATCTACCATTTTAAGACCTATATTGGCTGCTTTAGTAAAACCTAAAGCTTCTTGGCTCCACACAAAACGTATTGAAGGGTTGTTTAGACTAAAAATATAATCTACACTATCTCTTTCACTACCGTTACACACCACTATTACTTTTGTTTTAGTAAAGTCTGTGTATTCAAGAGAGAGTCAAGACAACTTTTTAATAAAGAAGTAGGCTTGTAAGCTGGTATTACTATTGTTGTGTCAATCATTTGTTAAAATATCTTTGTTTTATAATTTGAAAACCTCTAGTTTGTAGTGCCGTACCACGTTCGTCGCCGAACGATTCTTTACCTCCATGGAATATAGGGAATGAAGATAAATTGGTTCTAGCATTATCATCTGGTACCAAGTCAGCAACTATTAATGAATCATAGCTTGCATCGGTAATTTTAAAACAATAGTCTATATCCTCCCCATACCCTGGACTAAATGTTTCATCAATGTAACCTAATTTTTCGAATATTTCTCTTTTTAATGCAACATGAGCGAACGGAAAGAAACTCCTACCAAATAACCATACTTGCGTTAAACCTGTAATAGCTAGATTAGGTGTAGTTCTTAAAGGTGACACCATTTTCTCTACCCACCAATGCTTTGGTTGTTGAAACAATATTACATCTGAATTTAAAAGTATTATGTAAGGAGTAGTAGCAATTTTAATGCCAATATTAGTAGCTTTAGGGTATCCTAAAGCTTCAGGACACCAAACAAGCGTTATAGAAGGGTTGTTTAAACTTAAAATATAATCCGCACTTTCTTTATCACTACCATTACACACGACAACAACACATGCCCTGGATAGATCTGTCGTATTAATGATAGAATCAACACACCGTTTAAGTAATGTATATGGCTTGTAGGCGGGTATTACTATAGTTGTATCAATCATGTATGACATATAATTACATTTTATTAAAAATAAGCAATAAGAAACCCGCGCCTTACAGCGCGGGTTCTTTTTAAGACACTTTTTACTAAGTGTAGACCTCTTAGAGGAATACGCTTTGTGTACCAGGTGTAAAGGATTGATGTAATCCTGTTACAATGATTAAGTGGTAGTATAATGCTGCACCGAAGATGTGGTCGATAACACCATAACGTGTCATTAAACCGACTCTTGGGCTGAAGTCATTAGGTCCGATTGTACGTTGTACCAATACTGGGATGTA